CAAACAACTCATTTAAGTTTGTTTCTTCAGTTTCATCTTCCATCAATGACGGTGTCCAGCTTTCAAAGTAAGTATTGTAACCACGATGACCAGTCATTCTACTTAATGTTTCACGTAGACCTTGATAATGATTGATACCTTCATTAACTAATCGTTGTGCTGATTCATTGAACTGTCCATTGCGTGTGGCACGAACGAATGCACCCATCTTTTGATATTCTTCTACTAAACTGGTAACGTGATTCCAACGTTCACCGTGTGGCTTATCACCTTCAGCAATCAATCGACCGTATACACGTGCAACACCTGGCTTGATGGTTGGGGCTAGGAATCTTTCACCTTCACTGTTCTCTAAAAAGATTTTAGCAATATTACGATATCGTTGCTCACCTTCTTCAATCTGGCGAGTGTGCTGTATTACAATCTTTACATTTGGCACAGCGTCATTGTAACTTGCCTTTTTACCCATTGGGTAATAACCTTCAGATATTCTTTCTTGCTTTTTCATATATTCCCTTTTTGCCATATCATGTTTCAAATGGTCAACATTTTTTAACTCAAAACTCAATTGATATTTCTGTGAGAAACGCTTCAGTTGATTTAAAACTTTATACCAAGATTCATCTTCCCCGTGACTTTCTTCCTTTTCACTATTTGCAACATCATCACTATAGTATACACATAACTTGTGTAACCCGTCGACAGAGATAGTTACTTTACCGTAATCTTCTCCATCTTTGATGAAATTGAATTGGAATACTTCTGCTTCTTCAGGGGTAGGAATTTCCTTACCTGAGGTATCAAGCATAGTAGGATCAAACCCTTTACTGTGTAAAAGGTCAAATAATGAGCGGTTTAATGATTCTGAATTTTTTGGCATAATGTATTTATCTAACTTTAACCCATAACAGCATAGAAGGGTAATGGCATTATAACTTCATTATGGTCACGAATTTGATTCTCTAAATCATAATGAAAGTCACTTAATTGCTGTAACATACGTGTTACTAATAAGCTAGCCATAATCAAATCGTCTGTATCGCCAATTTTTGCGGCATAACTACCACCATGTGCTACAAATGCTTTTAATTCACTGATAAGACTACGACTATTTACAGTCATTTTCTTGCTCTCAACTAATGTTTTAAACTTGGCGCAACTTGCTAGTTTACTCTTGTTAGTAGTGTTAAATCCTCTACGTCCTTTACCTACTTCGCTGATAAAGATACCCGGGATATTACTTTCCCCGTATTCATTTAATGAAACGATTGCGGCTTCTCCGATTCCGTTACATTCAATACTATAATAGATGTTGTTGGGTTCGTTTGTGCATTCAGCTATGTGTTTATTAATTTGTGCTAATAGTTTAATCTGACTAGGAATGTCTGTCTTATTGTGCTTCCATTCACCAACTTGGGTAGTGGTATTAGCTTCAAAGATTTGAATAGCAGATGGGTCACCGCCTGTACCAAGACTTGGGTCTAGACCCACACAGTAGATATTACCCTTCACCGGTTTCTTATACCAACGAACTTGTCCCATGCGACTTACGGGTTCTATACCTTCCATGTCAATCAACGTGTTAGGGTTAATTAATGTCTCATCAGCAATGATAAACTCGCAACCAATCTCTCGGCGAAAACGATCATCACCGAGCTGTGCTTTTATTTCATCAGCCCATTTCTGGTCTCTTCCTGGTTGTTCACTCCAGTGCGCTCTATATGCTCTGAATCCGTTTACCCCCAATTCGGTTGTGTTACCAAACTCATCTTCTGTCTTATTAGCACCCTTCCAGATGAACGCAAACTGATCCTCGTCACTGTTTGGTGTGCTTGTGATAATAGCTTTACCACCAGTTGATAATGTAGGAGTAATAGCTGTCCAGAATTCTTTGGCAATACTTGGTCTAACGAACGCAAACTCGTCTAGATATAATAGTGTAATAGACATACCACGACCTGTATTTTCAGTTGTTGTTGCACTTACAATACGACTACCATTCTCAAAGTCCAATGAACCTTTGTTATATGTTGTTACCCCTGCTTTAATGTGGTCAGGACAGTTTTCATATGCATAACGTATACGTTGCATAATTTCCTGTGCACCTGTATATTTGTGTGCCGCAACTAAGATAGTACTGTCTGGAACAAACATAGCATACCAAAGTAAATATCCTGCGGCTGATGTTGATTTACCTGATTGACGAGGCATCAAGCTAATTGAAAATCTATAATTATGATACGTTTCAATCAATCGTTTCTGATAACCCCATGGATGATATACCATACTACCTTTAGTAGGGTGCTGTATCATAAAGAAGTTATCCATAAAATATAGATAACCTGTATCTGGATCACAGCATTTAATGAAATCCTGTAGTTCTTTATCAGTTTTGAAAACTGTTTTAGTATAAGGATTCTTTACTAGTGAAGGTGCATTACTCATAATAAGTATTTATATGAGCAACTTAGGAATAGTATTAAAAAGCACTCCCAAGAGTGCTTAATGTTATTTGATATCTAAAGGTCGTTCTTTAGTAGCAACAATACAAAGATAAGTTTCAAGTACGGTTGTATATGTACTAGAATCATTGGCATCTACTTTTACAACACCGTCTATTGGTACATTTAACTCAAATTGAAAATTATCAAATGTGTTAACACTGAATCCAGTACGATTTAACAATGCGGCTAGTTGCTCATTTCCCAAAACGCTATAGTGATTGTTATTCCATTCATGTTTACGGGGTTGATTAGTTGCAGGTACTTCTATATAAATTTTGCTACCTTGTTTAAGAACACGATTGTATTCCATTAAACTAAAGATAGGATATGGACTATGTTCTAGTGCTTGTCGTAAAAAGATAAAATCAACTGATTCATCATAATAACCGTCTTTTTGTGGCAAGAAACTGAAATCATATTTTGCAATTTTATGACCTTTATCTTCACATATTTTAATATCACCTGGACTTAGTGTTACTCCGGTAAGATCAGTGTATCCGCGTTCTTTCATTAAATCTAAGAAGTAGCCCGGGCCACAACCTAAGTCAAGTATTTTTGCATTTTTTTGTATTGTTAGTGGATCGATATATTTTTCAACCACTGTTCTAGTCAAATCCTTGTGCATTTGACTATCACCCTCTTCATATATATGGGCTATATATAACCATTCATTGTAAAATTTTAGTTTAACTAAGTCAAGCGTGTTATTAATATCAATCATTTATAATCCTGTAATTTGATATAATTACTTATTCTAAATGACATGACTTAAATTATTTTCTTTTATAGCCCTTAAAAGGTTTAACTATACTTTGACTATTTGTATCGGACAATTCTTCACTATCTAAATCACCATTATTTAAATCTATATACTCTAAACCGGCAGCTTTGTATGCTAACGTAAGCATATCTTGTTCTTCTTGGGTATAAGGGTGTGTAGTGTTGTGTTTACCTACCCAACTTTCAGCATTCATTTCTATTGGGTTTATTCCATCACTACTTGCTACAGCCATCATTAAACGATTTAAATCATATAGTCTATCATAGCTATCTATTTTTTTTGAAAAAATATTTAATCCACGGGTAGATTCTTGATGACGTTTAGATATTTTACCAACTTTAGATTCGGATACAAATTCATTTGCTCTCATTTTCTTTTGTATCCCTTGAATGCAGTTACTGGACTAGCGATACCAGTATCAGGTGTTTCTTCACTATGCTCAGAAGTAACTAAAACTTTACTACCCTTAAGGCCCATTTCACCTAAAGCAAAATCAATATCGTCAGCTACGTCTGGATTCATATATCCGGAAACTAATTGATTTTCTCCCCAAACAGACTCTTTATCCATTTTAGGTATGTCACCGTTACGAGCGGCTTTTGCTCCGGCTAATGCCACAGAAAATCTATATTGTAAATATGCATTTTGATTTTGCAATTCTGGTATTACCCATGTAGAAGGCATCGGTTTAGTAATTCTATCAGGCAGATTGTTTTGTTCAGTTATAAATTCTTTTGCTCTCATTCTGATTCCGTTGTCAATATTAAATTATCTTCGGTTCCCATCAGATACCCGTTAGCGTAACCGTCTAATGCAATTTCAAGTCCGGGAGTAATTATTACTATTGGATATGTCACAAATGCTGATATAAAATGTTCTATGATTACATCTGCTATAGGATTTATTAAAATTCTAACATTAGTACCAGAAACATCCATATCGTATCTACAAATAGCATTACCTTCAAATAGTGTAGAGTGACCACTAAATCTTACACCGGCTAGATTATTAGTAATACTAGCAGTTAGAGTAATATCTTGCATGTCAGGTGTGCCTGAATCACTTGAACGAATTTGAAATTCACCCTGATAAAACTGTGCTATTGGAATTTCAAGTATAACTTGATTTTGTTCATTTCCGAACGTATACGCTGTAGATGTTGTTGTTGTGGTAAAGAATAAGTTAGTAAAATTGTTATTAATTTTACCAAATGCTACCCTTAAAGGATCACCGTTACCATCGTTAGGGGTTTCACCAATGTTAATGTATTCTTGACTACCGTATGTAATTGTATTAGGATCAATAGCTAAAGAAGAGGTAGATGTTTCTATTG